GGGAACTCCTGTACGTTCGATAATGGCTTTGACAAATCCTGAAGATCTGAACAACCCCGCTGCGATTTCTGAGATGGCATCGCCAGATAAGAATCGAGTAACCGCATCTGCCACTTCTTCTTTTGTTGCTGCTTTTCCTTTATTTTGTGATTTTCTTTTCTCTCTATACGCTTGCGTTTCTTCAAAGTCATCAATTATTCTCTGAAGCCTGGTTGTATTGTATGCTATATTCAGGATACCACAAGCTTCCTTCTTTGTTATAGGGCTGTTGCCACTCAGAAGATTTATTACTTTCCGTATATTCGTATCGGACAAGTTCTCGGACTCTTTCTTCTTGATTCTTCTCAATTTTTGCTATCTCCCTATTTACATACCAGACTGCTTTGCTTAAATCTTCTACAGGATCGCTACTCTTTACTCCTGCACGCCAAATATATTTTACTGCATTTCCTAAACAAAAATTCATGTGCTCTGTAATTTGAATACACTCTACTCCACTAGCATGAGCACGATAGTGGGGAGGATAATTTACTGTGTCTACCATTGATTATGCTCCGGTGCTTCCTGTTGTGTACGCGCGTCTACATAGTATTGAGCTTTCTCTCTGCTAGTAAGTCGCGCTACGTCTTGAATTTTTCCGTCGGGTTTCTTTTCTACCACTCTATACTGTTTTTCATTTTCAGCATAGAATACTTCTACAATCTCATATGTACTCATCCCTCGTTCTCCAGGTCCCACACACATCTCCTATTTTCTACTGGGGTAGGCTTAGTTCGCTGTACCCAAAGGTGTCCATTCTTTTCTGCATCTTGGAACGTAAGAGCAGTAATAAAAAATGCACTAATTACTAATAAGTGTCCACCGACACTTCCAATACCAAAGTAAATACTATACCCAGTCCAAAGCGTGAACACAACAGTCCACATGACCGACAGATAAAACATCAGTATATACTGTGTAAACGCATTCGGTATAAATCGTAAAGGATTTGCTTTGAGACTGAAAAAGAAATTATAGGTATCGTAAATCCAAAATCCTATTGTTTTCATTTCGCTGTAATCCTCGTTTCGTAGTCTGCGAGGTCGTCATCCCACCAAGGGGGACGCTCTCGGCCTGTCCAGCTAGCAAAAGTGCCTTTGTCAAGATGATAATAGTCACGGTAAGACTGTATAGGGTTATCATAATCTTTGAGCACGTCCGGCATTGCCAATCCGAAAGTGGTAAATCCATGTCTCTCCATCCGCTTAATATCGGGTAGTTGGTTGATGACTGTGACGGATTTGTGCTGTTTTCCATACCTGTATCTGTATTCTTCTCCGAGAGCGTTACCATAGCAATGCGTCCACTCATAATTATCCAAAGAACTACGTGCCCAGATAGTACAAGGATGATTGTACATCATAGGCAAGTAGGGAGTGAGTGGTCTGCTTTCAGGCGGTAAGTGTTTAATCTCCTTCTTCAAGGAGTTTAGATAGTCGGACTCTGATTTATTCAAAGCCCGGGGTACAAAACCCAAATGCACATCAACCCAGACAGCAGTACAGCATATCTGGGCAACTTCCAATGGCATTTTTACAATATGTTTGTCGACATGATACTCGGCACATTTGTCCAAGTCCTTGTCAAGATAAAAAAGATTCATACTACCTCCAGTTAGTATATATTATACACTAACCAGTAATGAATGTCAAGCTACATTTTCTAGTCGTGTCATTAATCTTTCGGCACGATTTGTGACTTGGCGGTACCATTTTGAGTCTCGGCCTTCTGCCGCAGCTTGTCTCCATTGATGCTGGGACAAATAAAATCTCATCTGTCGAAACTTTTCAAGTCTTGTAGCACCAAGATTGAAGCACATATTTACCATTATACGTTGGACTTCTTCCGGCCAGTTGTGCCACTGCCCGTAAAGTCTTTCGCAGTCCTCAATGGCAGACTGAATGTCTCGAGCGAAGAGCTCTCTGCTTCTCTCAGCTGTAATGGCTGTCCCGGGAGGTTTTCCAAACTCCTCATCTTTTGCTGTGACCAAGTGTCCAATACCAATAGTAGGGTATCCCAAATGGTCAAGATAGACTTCGAGAACTTCCCCTTCATCTGCTTTAATTTCTTCATATAATTTTTCACGATCCATGTTTACTCCTGTAGTCTGTGATTGCCGCTTTGATTGCATCCTCTGCAAGTACACTGCAGTGAATCTTCACAGGCGGGAGTGATAATTCTTGAGCAATTTGGACATTGCTGATTTCTCCCGCTTCGTCAAGGGACTTTCCTCGAACCCATTCTGTGAGAAGTGATGAAGAAGCAATAGCACTGCCGCATCCGTAAGTTTTGAATTTAGCATCTTCAATAATTCCGTCGGTCGATACTCGGATTTGAAGTTGCATAACGTCTCCACACGCTGGAGCTCCTGTGAGGCCCGTTCCGACATCTGGAGCATCTTTGTCAAGCTTTCCGACATTTCTGGGATTTTCATAATGATCAATTACCTTATTTGAGTACATTTGCATACTCCAAATTTACTTTGCTGTGATTTTGTTCATCAGCACGAATGTGTTGCACCATCGTAGAGAGCCTTGCATCAGGGTCCATACCATAGTATTCGATTGCCAACAGAGGAGCATCAACATCTTCAATCTCCCCACTTTCGATCAATTCTAGATATTCTGTGTAACTTTTGACTGCTTCCTCTTCGAAGTAGTGCGTCATCATGTGAGCAGTACGAGGAGAGATTAGATACATTACTAAATAAAAGTGCCAGAATATAAACTGTGCCAGGATTATGAGACCCCGCTCCAGCTTGTTAGGCTCTGCGATCTCAATAAAAAACATAAGATGCATACGCTCATTTTCTGCCTCTGCGAGTAGTTTTCGTATTATAGGGCCGTAGCCTCGCTTGTGTGTTCTCAAGCTCTTGAGGTGTACAAGCATTCCTGCGACCATACCTGGGACTCCTGCAACTGTTTCGAGTACAACTGCTCGATGCCCGTATCTCTTTGCAAAGAATGTATCTGCAAAGAAACGAAAGAACTTCGTCATTGACTTTGCAAAATAATTAGTCGACAATTCGTATTCCCAAGTCTCTTTTTTTGTCTCTTCTAAGCTCATCGCTCGCTTTGTATCTCCATACATTTGGTAGAAGCCCGTGTACAAGTAGTATAAATGCCACTTTCCAGGCTCCTAGCAAATGTTCAAAGTACCCTTTACCAGTTTCGTTTAGATGATCCATCCGTTTTATCCCCGTACCAAGCCCCTATTGTAAGTATTATCATAGAAGCAAAGAAAAATACTAAAAATAATATTGGCTCATTCTCCATTATGGACAAATTTTATAGCTATAGTACAATGTAATACCTAGCCCTATCGGAGCTATTGCCATCACACAAAATAATCCTATCAATCCTGCATCCATTACCATACCTCGCATTTTTGTAGATGTGGAGCAGATTCGTGTATAATATTACACTTTTGTTGAGGCATATTACAAGTAGATAACATTAAAACTGCCACTACAAATGCCGTTAGCAACAAAGCTTGCTCCGTCGGGAATCTCATGAGATGGATAATTCAAAGTGACACAAGTCAAGAGAGGGTCGTTTTCCCTGTCTCCTCATTCCGTCAATGTAATCCATTTGAAGATCTTCCATCATTCCCTGCCAAAGACAAAGGTTGTCATAGTGCCATGCACCTCCCCACCGAATAGGTGTATTTAAATCTTCTGCAGCAAGTTTCATACACATTGCTACTTCATCGTATACTTCTGCTTCCATACAAGGTCTACCTTCTACTATAGGCATAAGATCTACTGCATAACCATACAAATGTACAGATTGTGTACCTCTTGTGGCGCCTTTACGGAAAAATTCATCTTGTTGATCTAAAGTTCTTTTTCCATGTATAACTTGAATTTCAAGATCCGAGATAGCAACAGCTCGTCTTACTACTTCTGCAAGACCTGGCTGTACTTCTTCCAGCATAGTTTCAGACCTTTCATTCAAAAAATACTTTTGATCAGGTATCTCTTCTTGATTATAATAGTTCATCTAATGTCCCTAAGTTGTGGGGCCGAAGCCCCACTAAGTTTAAGATTCTGTTTCTTCCTTTTTCTCGGAAGTGTCTCGTGCTTCTACAAATTCCCAAATATCTTTTTCTTTATTATATTTATGAATTAAAACTACTGTAGAGAGCGCTACTTGAAATGCCTTTCTTTCGCTTAAATCAACTCCGTACACAGTAATTTCTTCGGGTTCATTTGCTTGAGCGAAGCTCGGAATACATACTGCTAGCACAAGGGCTAATATTCCTTTTTTCATATATCTCCTTATGAAATGGCAACCTTAATTGGCTGCAATTCATCAGGGATTTCTTCATGTAAGTCTATACAAAGCAGTCCACGCTCCATGTAAGCCTTGTCTAGTTTTACGTGCTCACTCACACCGAATGTTCGTGAAAAACACTTACCACTCAGTCCTTTGTACACGTAAGTTTCATTGCTAGACTCTACCTGCTTTACGTTCCCACTTACCGTGAGAAGCCCTTTGTGAAGGCTAATCTCAAGGTCATCCTTATTCCATCCAGGCACAGCCAATTCGACTCGAAAGCCAGTCTTGCCTACGCGTAGAATATTGAATCGAGGATAGCCACCATCGAGGGTGGGAGCGAAAACGCTGGTGTCGTGAAACATTCGGTCAAAACCTAACATAAACTTATGCAGGTCAGCCATAGCTAATTGCTTAGTCATAAAGTTCTCCTTTTATGAATTGCGTCCTTTCGGTACGCTTGGGTTCTTTCGATACCCGGGGTTATTGTTATCCAGTTATAGAGATGGACTCTCTTCGTC